CATATCTGCTGGAACATATTTTATTTCTCCATTAAGTCTTGAAATTCTTTTTCTTACAGTACTTGTAGTCAAATTGGTTATTGAAATTGTGGACCTGCAACGTGGATGCATAGGTGGCATATTACTTCCTGGAACACCTTCATCAACTTTATGAATAGTATTATCAAGTTTCCTACATTTTTCTGATGTTCTTCGGTCTAAAGTAGCAATAAATCTATATTCTTGACCGCCAGAATCTTTAATACTTTTTAGCCCAGCTTGATTATTTACATAATTAAGTTCCGAGCGAACTAATGTAATCGCTTGTTTGTATCCAGAATTCATCTTTTTAGATATAACAGTTGCCATTTCACGAGCATTAATACCTCTAATAATAGCATCGCTTATTTCTTTTTTTAGCACTTTAGATAATTTAGTTGTATTATTCCATATACGTTTACTAAATTGTTTGCCAGACCAAGAAGTACGAATAATATCTTCTATTGCTTCTTGGTCTAAGATAGACACTGGCATTAAGATATTAATTCCTTTACAAATATCAAAAACAGATTGATAGTAATTATCTGTTAATGCTTTTTTTAAGTATTCTGTTAACTTACTATCATATCCATCTGCCATTTTAGATAATTCTACAAGAATTTCTGCTTGTAATTTATCTAAACGACTTATCCTAGAACGCATAGCTAAAGTATTTAATTCTTTTAAGATTTCTTTATCTATATTAGCTTGTTTTACATAGTCTTCTATATCCATTCTCCATACAGAGTACTCATTACTTGTAATTAATTTTTTAGCATCCGCCAGACTTAAGCCATTTTCATCTGAAAATCTTTCATAAAGGTCATTTATATCTTTTTCTATATTTCTTAAAGCTCTTATATACAAATTTTTTATTTCTGTTTCTATTTCTGATTTAGATTTATTTAGCCATTTTTCTTCACGTTCTTTTGCTCTTTTTTGCCAATATTGCTCATTATTCATTATCACCTTCACCACCAGCATTTAATATATATTGCTGTGTTTCTAAACTATCTTCATTTTCTTTATTTATAGTTTCCATTTCTTTTTGTGGATCATTTATAAAAGGTAATAAGCTTAATAATTTTGTTTGTGATACAATGCCTGTTAGTGATTTAACTATTTCAGACAGTTCCTTAATATTAGCAGGTATATTATCACTAAAAGTAAGTTCAATATCTCTAAAATCAAAATCATTATCCAACATTGATAAAACCCCAAAAATAAGCTCAATTCTTCTTTGGATTGCCTTTTTGAAAAAACGTTCTTTTCTACTACGTATTTGTTCTAATCCTATAAGTTTATATTTAATAGCCACACCAGAAGCGTTAGAAGCAAAATTAACATCTGTCATATCAGGAACAAAACTGAACTTGTGAATATCTGCATTCAATCTGTTTTTCATATTTTCAATGAATGTATCATTAATAGTTTTTGTTAACCATTCTGCTCCACACTCACCATCTGGGAAAAAAAGCATTTTTAATTTTCTCATCATTTTAGCTTCATTAACATTTTCTTCACCATACCCAAAACCTTTTAATATTAAAAATGCATTTGTAAAATCTTCCATATCATCTAAAGTTAGTGATTGTGTTTTATCATAACCATCAATCAGAGATATTTGTTTTTGAAAATCACCTATAGAATATTTGTTATTTTTATACTCTATAATAGGGACAGAATCGAACATATGATAATTCTCACTTAATAATTCAAATTTATTTCTATCATATTTATATTTTTTACATTTTTCATTATCATATAAGTGATATATGATGTTCCATCCAAACTATATATTCGATAATGACGTATAGCGAATTTTATGTTTTGCCCAACTGTAGCATCAGCTATCAAAATAACTTCTCTAGGATCTAGAGAAGTAAATCTTATATTAGCATCTTCATCAAGATATAATAATTCATACGCACAACCACATATACTTGCAGTTTCAGCTAATTCCATATTGTGAGCTGACTCATCATTATATTTAAAAATTTCGTTTATCTTTTTTAAAGCATCTTCATTTTCAGACGTATAGCTAATTGGTTTTCCAATAAAAAAACCTGTACTCATATCAGAAACATATGAACAATAATTATTAACCAGTTTATTATTAGGTGCAGAAGGGTCTTCCCTTTTTTTGTGTTTTATTTTACTTTCACCAAAATAATAATCATATAATTTATTTAATTCTTTTATTTCTTTTTCATGTCTACCTAATAATATTCTCAAATCATTATTAGATAGCTCGTTTATATCAGCTTGAATAAAAATATTAATTCCTCCATCCAATCTTTATCCTATAAACCTAACATAGATTTATTAGCTACTTTTAATTTACGTTTAGTAATTAAATCATTTAATGCATAACGAACACTATCTATAGCCTGGATATGCGGAAATAAACTCTCCATTTTTATTTACTTCATACTCATACTTTATAAATTCATTGTACGTATTTGGGCAACGTTTACGATCGATATATATACGATTTAAATCTTGCAAAAATTTCATACCATATTCAACACTATCAGGTCCTTTTTTTGCACCTATAATGTTTAGTCCATAATCCCTTAATTCTGCTATTGATTTAGGCTCTGCACTATCGGCATAAATCAATGCTCCTTTATATTTAGGTTTAATCATTCTAGCTAATGTACTATTTTTTAATTTTTGCTGATATATTTCATCAAAAATATATAAATTTTCATGTTTAGCATCAAACTGCATCGCAGTAAAAGCTAATGGGTCAATACTAAAACCAAAGTCAATACCATAACGCAATCTATCAAATTCATAAATTTGTTTATCTGTTAACCTAATATCTTCTACATTATCAAAAACATTTCCACCGTTACCTGTAACTTCGCCTAAATACTCGTGCCTATAACGGTCATAATTTTTATTTTTTAACTTTTCAGCTTCTAAAATAAACTGTTCTCCCAACCATTCTCTCGGAACAGTTAAATATGAACTATGATTTACTATTTTATCTGGTTCATCATGCAATACTTCTAAATTTACCCAATTATCTCTGCTTTTGGGTGGATTATATGAATAAAATACCCAGTATTTCGAACCACCACGCAATAATGACTGCAGAAGTGAACGTATTTGTTCCATACTAACAAACTGATTACATTCCTCAAACCATACCATACCTACATATCCAAACGGTGGTTTAAATGATTTTATCTTCATCTCATCATCGCAACCTAGAAAAAATATTTTCTGGCCAGTCTTTTTATAAGTAAATTCTAATGGCGATATACTTTTATCAAACTTATTACTTAACCCTAAACTATTAATCCCCCAACTAATTTGAGGATACACGCTATTTCTTAATGTATTACCTACACGTCTTAATACAACAGCATGGCAACTAGGATTTTTTATAAGTAACAAAGGTATATCTATACTTACCTTTGACGATTTAGTACTGCCACGACCACCAGCAAACCAAAAATGTGTGAATTCATGATTGTGTATTTGACGATGTATTTTATAAAAAGCAGGTTGTATTAAATTTATTAATTCTATTCGCTTTTTACTCATCATCTGATACCTCTGGAATATTATCAATAATTATTACTTCTTCTGATGCTTCTTCTTGTGTGGTCCATCCTAATAATTTTTCTAATTTTTCCCAAGCCCAACGCTTATCTACTAATTTTAATGAAACACCATCTCTCCCTTGCTTAACTTCTTGAATTAATGATGTATCTACAGTATCACTATCTAATAAGTCAACAAAATTTACTGTAATTGTATTGCCCTCAGACAACTCAATCGTTCTTCTACCAAACTTTAAATAATCTCGTATGTCTGATTTAACAACTTTAGATAAAAAAATAACCATGTCGTTAACATCCAACTGTATATGTTCACGCATGATTTCTTTTAACTCATTTATTTTTTCTTTTATTCTAACTTTACCTAACAATCTATAAGCTGATGCACTGGCACATTCATAACTGCATCTATAGGCTTTCAAATAACTTTGTAATGCATTATTACTCATCACATAATATATACAAAACTTTTGTTGTTCGGCAGTTAGACTATCATCAGACATTACTGCATCTTTTAATTCTTTTACTATTTTATGACTTGTATCTTCGTTTTGAGGTTGCAACCTTTTTATACTTTTGGTTGCAACTTTTTCTTTTGGTTGCAACTTTTTCTTTTTCCAATATCGAGTTGCCCATGATTTTATAGTCGATAATTTTACATTATATTTATCGGCGATTTCTTTATATTTCAGTCCTGCACAATAATCTTCATATGCTAACTCTCTTATGTTTTCATTGGACACATTTCCTCCCCACCTTATATTTTTAGAATATCCTATTTGTTTGTTTATCTTCTTTTAACTTAAATTTCTTAACAATAAAATATCTAACAATTAAACCTGCGACAATAACAAAAAGAGCAATGCTAATTGGGACCATAATAATAGCAATTAACATCATCAACATAAT